CCGAAACATTCTCTGACTCCGAAGAAACCAGGCATGAATTGGTCTGTTTATGGTCAGGTTATTGCAAATGTTCCTGCCCCTGAACTTGTTGAGCAAGGTTACATTCTTCCTCCCAAAGTTGTGATTAAGAAACTTGATATTATCAAGGGTCGCAAGGTGATGTATGCAGAGGACAGTGACAATCTGCTGGAAACTATTGATGACAACAAGATCGACAAGACTTTGATCTGTGCACGCACAACCAAGCAGATTGTGGGTCTTATCTCTCAGTCTGATTTCTGTGTCCAGTTGTATCGTCGTGGATATTCTTGGATGACGATTACATCTAAGACTGGTGCAATCATCGATGGCAAGAAAGTTGACCGCGAAGAGTTCTTCAACACACTGAACACTTGGGGCAAAGATCCTAGCAAGAAGTTTGTATGTATCCACCACAGTATTCTGTCTGAGGGTATCAACGTCAAAGGACTCGAAGCAGTCATTTTCATGCGGAACATGGATTACATTGGCATCAGTCAATCTATCGGTCGTGTTATCCGTTTGGGTGCAGAATCTAAGACCTTTGGGCTAGTTTGCGTCCCAACTTATGACAGTGTTGGTATCAGCACCGCCCGCAAAGTGCAGGCAGTTGTTGATGTCGTCTTCAATCAAGGTCAACCCGCTATTAGTGAGATCCGTCGATAATGTGCTATAATGTCATTAAAACTGCAATCTATGGAAGAGATCAACACAGTACAGAAGTTTGGTGAAGTTTTCACACCTCAACATGTTGTTGACAAACTTCTGGTTGATGTTGATTATTCTAACCCAAAACTAAAGTTCTGCGAACCATCATTTGGTGATGGTAGGATTCTGCTTGAACTGAAGAATAGACTGCTAGAGTATCACAGTGAAGAGCACATTATCACAAACATGCTCTATGGTGTAGAGATACAAGAGACATGGTTTATTGCTGCTGTTAAGTTAATCAATCCCAATGGATATAA